CGGCACGCTCCTGTACCACAAAGAGCGGCCCTACGCGCACAACCGTTTCCCGTTCACGCCGATCTGGTGTTTCAGGCGCGATCGCGACGGCATGCCCTACGGTTTCATCCGAGGCGCGAAAGACGCGCAGATGGACCTGAACAAACGAATGAGCAAGGCGCTCTACATCCTGTCAACCCGGCAGACGATCTACGAAACCGAGGCGATTCCCGATGTAGACGAGTGGCAGGCGCAGATCGCCAACCCCGCAGGAATGCTTGAGGTTCGATCCGGGGCGCTCAGTGGGAACCGGATCGAGATCAAGGACAACACCGACATTCAGCAGGGCCATGTCCAGCTGATGCAGTTGGACGCGGATCACATCATGGACGTTTCCGGTGTGACCCGAGAGAACATGGGCATGGAGACCAACAGCCAGTCCGGTGTTGCCGTCGAGAAGAAACAGAACCAAGGCCAGATGACCTCTGCCGGCCTGTTCGACAATCTGCGGCTCGCGGTCCAGATCGGTGGCGAAAAGACGTTGAGCCTGGCCGAGCAGTTCATTATCAAGGAGCGTCAGATACGGATCACGGGTGAAGGGCCCGACGGGGGCATGAGCTTCCTGAAGCTGAATCAACCCATGTTTGACGAGCAACTGGGTCGGTGGGTATGGGAGAACGACATCAGTCGTGCCCACGCCGATTTTGTGGTCGACCAGCAGGACTTCCGCGAATCCATGCGCATGGCGCTCGGCGAGAAACTGCTTGAGTTGGTGGGTCAGTTGCCGCCGGAAATTGGTCTGAACCTGCTTGATCTGGTGGTCGAGATGATCGACTTGCCGCAACGCGACGAGATTGTACGGCGGATTCGCAGCCTCACGGGCGTCAAAGACCCGAATGCTAACCCTGATTCGCCAGAGGCGCAGATGCAACTGCAGGCCGAAGCCGAAGCCTCCGACAAGGAAGCCCGTCAGGAGGCCCTGGAAGAAGGCGCAGCGCAGGCTGAGATTCGCTCCAAGGCAGCGACCGCGGCCCAACGGGAAGGTCAAGCGGCCAAGAGTATGGCTGATGCTGAACTGACGCTCCGCGATGTTCAAGCGGCAGATCGGTTTTTACAAGACGGCGGTTCTGCCGCCGAGTACATCCATGAGGAGTAAGACATGATCGACGAAAACAGAGGACACGACAATTCAAGCACCAGTCACACCCCGCCCGCCGACGACAAGCCGTTGAGCGATGCCGAGATGGCTGGGCTGACCGACGAGGAAAAAGCGGAACTGGCCGCTGCCGACGACAAGACAACCGATGAAGGCGAAAAAGGCGCAGAGGACGCGGGCGCCGCCAAGGAAGGCGACGATGACCCCGCCGAGACCGCAGCCGCCGACGGCGATGACCTCGATGACCTGCCTCCGTTGGATGAGGGTCCAGCGCAGATCGTAACCGATCCAAGCGATGCCGAGGCGCTACGCTGGGCCCATGTGGATTTCAATGCCGAGATGGCGAAGTTGGAGGCAGAGAAAAAGGATTTGACGGAGCAGCACAGCAACGGCGAGGTCAGCGACGCTGAACTCTTTGATAAGCGCGAGGCGTTGCTGGAAAGACGCGCCGAGTTGCGAGATCGGTCCAAGGACGTTGAGCTTTACAACGCCCGTCAGGCCGATGCCGACAAACTGTTCAACGAGGCCCAGGCGACTTTCTTTGACGACAAGGAAAATTCCAAGTACCTCGAAAACCCACTGCTCAAGGGGTTCTTCGCGCAAACCATGGACGAGGTGGCGCGTCAGGGAGAATCGGCGGGCAAATCCTACCTGTGGATGTTGCAGCAGACCAAGCGCCAGGTAGAGATCGGTTTGGGGACCATCCGCACCAGGCGTGACGAAGCCGCGGCGACCCCCACCCCCGCCGACGAGGATAAGGACAAGAAACCCAGTCGCGCCACGGAAGAGGAACAGCGCCGGGCCGAGGCTGGCAAGACCCTTGGCAATCTGCCCGCTGCCGATGTAGACGCCGGCGAATCCAAGTGGTCGCACGTCGACAACATGGACATCACCGACATGGAACACGCGATCGCACGCATGGACGACCGCGAGGCTAATGCGTTTCTTGCCGAGTATTGATCTTTGGCACTTCACCTTGATCTTGAAGCGGGCGAAAGTGTAACGGTCAATAACGTCCGTATCACGCTGGAATACAAGTCCGGCCGCAAGGCCAGCTTCAAGATCGAGGAGCTTACCAAGCACGACGACGACGGCGATGAGCCCGAGTCAACACCGCCCGGGTTTGAACGACCCGGGCGACATGCCGGCGCTGCCCAGTAGGACACGCTTTCAAACCAATCAGGCGCAGTAGTGCCTGAACCCGAAGGAGCACCACATGGCTATCACCACCGTGGGTCTGAACGACCCCAAAGCGGTAAAACGCTGGTCGGCGAAGCTGATGGTTGATATTGGGAAGAAGGCATACTTCACCAAGAAATTCATGGGTGATGGGCCGGATTCTCCGTATCCAATTCAGCGGCTAACCGATCTTGAATCCGAGGCTGGCGATCAAATCAGCTTCGATTTGTCGATGCAACTCAAGCAGGAGCCGACCGAGGGTGATGACACCCTGGAAGGCAACGAAGAGGCGCTGATCGACTTCACCGACACCGTTTACATCGATCAGACCCGTCACGGCGTGAACGCTGGTGGCCGCATGACGCGAAAGCGCACGCTGCACAACCTGCGGACCATCGCCCGAAACAGGCTGTCCGATTACTGGTCTCGTGTCTTCGATGAGCAGTTCTTCATGTACCTGTCTGGCGGTCCCAATACGTCAGATCATTCGGCGAACTACATCTTCAAGTCCACCTACACCGGACGAGCCAACAACGCATTCACTGCGCCCGATGCCGATCACATCGTTTACGGTGACGGGACTACGAAGGCGACTGTAACAGCCGCTGGCGTTGTCACCTCTGACCTGGTTTCAAAGGTCAAGACCCAGGCCGACGTGCAGGGTGGTGGCTCTGATGGATTGAGCGAGCTTCGCCCGATCATGGTTGACGGCGAGGAACATCACTGTCTGGTGATGCACCCCTGGTCGGCTTTCGACCTGCGTACCGCGTCCGGTGCGTCCAACTGGCTTGAACTCCAGAAGGCCGCAGCTGGTGCAGTCGGCAACAAGAGTCCGATCTTCAAAGGCGCTCTTGGGTTGCATGACGGTGTTGTGTTGCATTCGCACAAGAGTGTCATCCGTTACGGCGACTACGGGGCAGGCGGCAACGTCGATGCTTCGCGGGCGTTGTTCCTGGGCGCGCAGGCTGGCGTCATTGCCTTCGGATCACCAGGCTCCGGCCTGCGGTTCGATTGGCACGAAGAAACGGACGATCGTGGCAACCAGTTGGTTGTGACATCAAATGTCATCTTCGGCATCAAGAAGTGCCAGTTCGATAGCAAGGACTTCGGCATTATCTCCGTGGATGTGGCTGCTGCCGCTCCCGCGTAAGTTTCACCAGAAGTCTGGGGCGTGGTCGGCAGAATGTTGCCGACCTCTCGCCTCTTAATTCAACCACAAAGGAAATATGAATTATGGCTACTCTCTTAACTCTGGCCGCTGGCCTGAATCATGCACCGTTTACGGGGGTTCCAACCCCGGTAAGCAATACCCCTGTCACCGCGTCCCACAGTTTCGATCTCGCGACTGACGGATCGACCCCTGGTACTGCGCTGAACGACAACGACGTCATTGAAATGGTGTGGTTGCCGGCGCTGTGTGTGTTGGTTCCTGGCCTTGTCTATCTCGCATCCGGTGAGCTGGATGACCACGCCACGCCAACAATGGTGTTAAACCTCGGCGTTTCCGTTGGTGGGACACTGGACGAGGACGCCATCATTGATGGCTTCACCGTCGGCGCCACCTGGCAAATCCAGAATGGTCCGAACAACGCCTTGGTAGCTACAGGCGCGTTTGAATCAATCGGGTATTCCGATAGTGCTCGGGCAGTGAGCATCACCGTCGAAGGTGATCCTGCCGATGACACGGTAACTGGCGTCATTGAGTTGACGATCGGTTATCGCATGAAGCGGCAAGGTGACACCAACACCGACTAAAACTCGGTACCAAGACTCCCGCCTTTCGGGGCGGGTTTCTTTTCGCTTGAGGGCGTGTCGCGCCTTGAACCGAGAGGAAACAAATCATGGCAACCATCTTCACATTGCCCAGCGGGCTAAACAGAATGCCCAAAAGGGTTCCGCTCCCGTGGAACGAAGAACCGGTCACTTCGGACTTCCGGTTCGATATTGCTGACGACAACGCTGATGTCGCACTGAACGACAACGACGCTATCGAAGCGATGTGGCTACCGAAGAACTGTGTCCTTATCCCCGCCAACTGCTATCTGGCGTCCGATGAACTGGACGAACACGCCACCCCCACGCTGCTGTTGAATGTGGGCGTGTCGATCGGAGGCACCTTGGACGAGGACGCCATCATGGTCGGTTTTACCACCGGCGCCACCTTCCAACAGCAGGTTGGGCCCACCAATGCCGGTGGAGCATTCCACGACATTGGTTACTCCGCGAGCAACCGGAAGATCGTCATCACGGTCGACCAGGACCCGGCAACGGACTCCGTGACCGGCACGATTTACTTGTCGGTCGCGTATCGCTACATGCGTCAAGGTGACGCTCTAACCGACTGATAACCAAAAGAGGAACACACCAA